GGGAATGAAATAATAGGATTTAAAATGATGGTAGATGATTTTAAAATAAAGTTTTTACTAGGTGGTATAGCTGCGATGGCTATCATAGCATATATCATGGTAGTATTCGGACCTCAATTAATGGAGACTTTTAGTGGCTAGTTTGTTTGACAAGTTAGAATCAGAAGCATTTCGTAAAG